CGATGGCCTTGGTCGAGTTAGGCGTCATCGCCTCGGACGAAACGCCTCTTGCCTCTGATCAGGCGCTTGCGTTGGACAAAGTGGCCAGCGTTCACGCGGCGCTCGACGCGCAGGGCGTGGTCTGGTGGGACGGGACCGCTGTGCCTCGTGCGTTCACCGAGGAACTTGTCAAACTGGTCGCCGCGCAGGCGTCGTCCAGCTTCGGCAAGGCGTCCGACCCGGCGGCGCTGGCGTTGCTCGAAGGTCGCATCCGTCGCGGCGCCATGGTCATCGCCTCGCACGACATCGCGGTCGAGGCGGTGATGGCGGTTCATACCGATCTGGTAGGACGTGGCATCGCGCGTTGGAGTTCAAACGACATCCCGGACATGGCGGCGCTGCCGTATGAGATGCTCGCCGCTTACAACCTCGCGCCGAAGTTTCCGCCGGCCGAGCAAGACAAGGCCGAGGTGGCGCGGGCCATGTCATCGTTGTTCAAGATCACCGCGCTGTCGAGTTCGGGCGAGCGCGTGGTCGTCGAATATTTTTAGTGAGGTGTCGTATGGCTTATCGCTTAAAATATTCGGATTATCCTACCAGCACCGGTCTGCCATCCACGCCGGCCTACGTCCTACCGATCGCCAGCACGGTGACGCTGGGCGGCATCAAGGTGGACGGCGTTACCACGATGACATCCCCGGTGACGGGGCTGCTGACCGTCATCGCACGCCTGGGATGATGAGATGACCGCATCCGAGGCCCTCAGCAACGTCAGCGAGAAGCTGATTAAGACGTTGCCGCCCGCCATGGTTGTTTTGGTCGTGCTCAATATCCTGTTTCTCGCCGTCGCCATCTACAACACCCGCGCTCGTAACGAAGTGCTCACGAAGATCATCGATAGATGTTTGGAGATGCCGGCGCGATGACGCAGTTCGCCTTGACCCTCCCGCTCGATCGCGTCTCACCCATTCGAGTGCCAACCCGCGACCTCGTGCTGGGCGGCGCCGATAGCGTCACGCTGCTGATCTCTGTCGTGGATCGCGACAGTCCCGACGCGGCGCCCATCGAATTGTCCGGCGGCATCGGCGGCCCGGCCGTCTCGATGTTCGTCTGGCCCGACCACCGGGGCGGCTACGGGCCGCACTTCGGCGGCTGGGGGTCTGGCGATGACTACGGCTGGGGGCATTGGCACAACGGCGGCGTCGCGGGGCCTGGGACGGTCCTATGGTCGGCCACGGGCGGCATCAGCGACCTCGCGAGCGCCACGTTCGCCATCCTCGTCCCCGCCGGCACCATGGGCTGTTGGCCGCGCCGTTGCCGCTGGGCGGTTTACTTCGACGCCGACGCCAGCGGTGAGGCGGAACTGCTGTCCGAGGGGCGCTTGCACGTTCGCCCGATGGTATCGCGAGGGGGAGCGCCGGTTATTATGCTGACCGACACCAACCCGGCGGTGCTGACCAATCCCGATACGGAAGCCATCTTCCTCGCCGCCGCGCCGTCGCCCGGTGTCATTGGCGCATCGACCTCCGGCTTCCTGCCGATCGCCAGCACCACGGTGCTCGGCGGCATCAAGGTCGATGGTGAGACGACGATGACCGACCCGACGACCGGGTTGCTGACCACCGTCGCGCGGCTGGGGTGAAACGATGAGCATAACAACAGGCACATTTCCGGGTGTCAGAATCGTTGATATGCCGGACCTCGGCGCTATCAGCGACACGTCCTCCGTCGTCGGCGAGCGTGCCGGGTCGGGCCGCTTCTCCGCGCTCGCGTTCCGCAACTACGTCGGATATCCGCCCACCTCGGTCAAACAGTTCGGCGCGGTCGGCGACGGTGTGGCCGACGATACGTTCGCTATCCAGGCGGCGATTGATTCACTGTCAGCCTACGGCGGCGGCGTGGCGTTGCCGCCCGGCCGCTACCGGATCACCGCCTCGATCAAGATGCGCCCGAATATCGTGCTACAAGGCAACGGCGGCGCGACGATCATCCAGGGCAACACCGCCAATCTCACGACGTTGATCGACTACGACACATACGCGGCGGCGAGCGGAACCGTCGTCGGCATCGCGTTCGACGGCAATCGCGCCAACAACACGAACTCCGACCTGACCTATATCGTTGTGTCAGCGCAACCGAACACTCATGTCGTCAACTGCGTCTTTAGAGAAGTTCCCGGAATGGGACTGTTTCTGCAAGGCGCCAACCCGATCGTCGTCGATAATCTTTTCGTTTCCGTCTATGGCATCGCGATCATGCTGTGGGGGCCTGTCGCCAATACCTCGATGGCGGCCCGCGTCAGCGGTAACAGGATGCTTCAGGTCGGCTATCTCGGCATCAACGCGAAATGGTCGGACGCCAACGTCATCACCGGCAACACGATCCTGAGCGTTTCGCTCACGCATCACGTCTCGACGGCCGGCACCGCTGTCACGCTGGTCAGCGGAGCGGATTTCGGCACGTTGCGGGCAGGCATGTTCATGCGGCTGAACGCGGGCGCGGAATATCAGATCGTTTCGATCCAGTCACCGAGCGCGCTGACGCTGAACGCGACCGCCGGAACGCTGACCAATGTCGCCGCCAACACCGGGCAGGCGGACATGATCAACATCGATTGCTGCGCCTATAACACCGTCACGGAGAACACGCTGGAAGGCGGCATGAGCGGCGGCGTCGTCGTGCATAACTCGGCCGGGTCCACGAACTGCATCGCCACCATCGTCGCCCACAACGCGATCACCGGCCTTGGCAACATGGGTGTCCTGCTACTTTCCAGCACGGGGTCGGCGACCACGATCGACAGCACGCTGATTACCGGCAACACGATCATCAACTGCGGTGTCGGGTTCGCCGCCGCCGCCGCGAACACCGCCAACGGCATCACGATCAAGGGCAACCTCACCAACAACACGGTGATCTCCGGCAACCTCTGCAACGGCTTCTCCGGCGGCACGCAGCAGTATGGCATTTACGTCGATACGAGCGTTGTCCCTGGCCAGACCTCGATCATGGGCAATGTCTCGATCGGCAACGCGACGGGTGACGTGTTCGGCGGCGGCTGGCGGACCTACACGCCGACGCTCGCCTCGATCACGGGAGCGTTCACCGACGCGGCAAAGGCCGGACGCTACCGGGTGATCGACAAGACGGTGCAATTCCAGGTCACGGTGAACATCATCACCAACGGCACGGCGGCGGGCGGCGTCATCGTTGGGCTGCCGGTTCCGTCGTCGCTGGTTTCCGGCACCTGGTTCGCGGTCAATGGCCGCGCCAGCCAGATCAGCGGCAAGGCACTCGCCGGGTCCATCCAGCCGACATTGAACACCGTCTCGATGTTCAACTACGATGGCAGCTACCCAGGTGTTAATGGCGAGTTGCTGGTCATTAGCGGCACCTACGAGGCCGCCTGATGTCCGATACGCTCGCCGCGCTGAGCGACGCGCTCAAACCCAGGACGGGGATGCGACGGATACCGTTTCCCTACGAGTCATACGAGCACCCGTCGCTACCGCTGACCGCGAAACGCCTCATCAACATCATGGCCGAGAAGCTACCCGCCGACGCGCGTGTCGCCGCCGCGCTGGTATCGTCGCCCTCGTTGCAGGCGTGGGACGGATCGGTGGGCGGCACGGGGCCGATCGGCACTGGCCCCATTCTGGCGATGAACGACGATATGCCGGGGCGCATCTACATCGTGTCAGGCACGGGGTTTTACCGGCTGTCGTTCCCGATCACGGGCGGCGTCACGGTCGAGGAACTGAACGCGGACATCGGCACGGCGGACAGCGGCACGGGCGCGTGGAACAGCTTCGTGACCATCGCCGCCGGGCCAACCGCGTGCGTTGTCTGCGTGGCGCCGAACGCCTGGACCTGCGGCCACGACGTAGGCGATCCGCTCAATATGATCACCGATCCGGACTTTCCCGGCGCGACCTCGGTGGCCTACGTGGACGGTTATTTCGCTTTTTCCGCGCCCGGCAACACGTCGCAATGGTTCATCTCGCGGCTACTCGATCCGCTGGCCTATGACGCGCTCGACTTCGCCTTTAGTGACGCGGTGCCGAACGTGGTGCGTCGCGTGGTCAGCCATCGCGGCCAGTTATGGACGCTGGGCGAGGGCGGCTTCGAGGTCTGGTACGACGCGGGATCGTCGGGATTGGAAACCACACCGGGCATCTCGTTCTTTCCGTTTCGCAGGATGGCGGGCGGCGTCGTGCCGATCGGCACCACATCGGCCATGTCGGTCTGCCGCGCGGATCAGTCGGTGTTCTGGCTCGGCATCGATGGCCTGGTTTACCGCAGCGACGGCTACACGCCGAAGCGGATCAGCACGCACGCCATCGAGGCCATCATTGGCACCAGCACGGTCGGGTTGCACGCATTCGCGCATCCCTACCGCGGCCACTGGTTTTATTGCCTGACGACGCTGGACAACCGCACGCTGGTCTATGACATCGCGACCGGAAACTGGCACGAACGCTCGACCAGCACGGACGGGGTTGGGCCGTGGCGGGCGGCGACGGCGGCGGTGGACAACAACTCGATCCATCTGCTCGGCGACCGGACGACCGGCGCGCTTTACTATCTCGCCATGACGCCGGACGACGCGGGCGTTGTCACTATCCGTCAGGCGACGCTGCCGCCGCTGTGGGCTGACACGAAGCGGGCGTTTTGCGCGCGGGTCGAGATCGAGATGGAGGCCGGCGGCGCGCAATCTCCGGGGCCGGTGCTGCTGCAATGGTCCGACGATGGCGCGCATACGTTCAACGCGGGTCGTATCATGTCGGCGGGCGTGCCCGGCGATTACCGGCATCGGGTTTACACGACGCGACTGGGATCGTTCAGGCAGAGGACTTTCAAGATTTCAGCCCACGGACTTTGCAGATTTTACGCGATGAGCGCCGACATAACTCCGGGGGCGCACTGATGGCCATCGCTCCAGGCGTCATCCAGCCGCCGTTCTACGATCCTCCGATCGCGGACTACCCGTCCGGGCAGCAGCACTCACAGGCATGGACGGAGTATCACCAGTCCGTCGCCGACCGGCTCGCCGCGACAACCGCCACGATCGCCGCGAACAAAGGCGTCACGGACGGGTCCGACGCG